GCTGTAAGAAATTACAAAGGGTATGGTATCTAAAGGCTCCACTTTTCCCCAGTGAATTTCTTTGAAGGTTTGCCCTTCTTCCAGCGGGTTATTGTAGTATTCTTTTTGAATACTGGCATAGCTTTTCTGGCTAAGTATCCGGGTTATATCTTCTTCTGTATTCTTTTGCGGCCAGCTGCTGTTTCCATTGGCATCTTTAATATTTACGATGTCGGTGTGATCTGCAAATTCGCTGGCACGAACCACACAGCAATCGGCTGCAATTTTGTTTCCGCAAAAAATGATGCTGGTTTTTTTGCTGATAGAACGGGTGCTGATGGCGGCATCTTCAATCCACTTCCATTTGTTTTGAATAATGTCGGGGTTGCGGCATTCTTCATCGGTATCAATATCATCGAACACAATCACATCCGGCCTGCTTTCTTCGTTGCGGGTACCCCGTGGGCTTTGGCCTGCACCCAGTGCCCTGAAGGCTGCACCTTTTCGGGTGGTGAATTCTCCAGCTCCCCAGCTACCGGGTAGCTCCTGCACTCCATAGTCATTGATAATGCGTTGGTTTGCTTCCAGATTTCCTTTATACGGCATAAGCAGCCGTTCCGCATTATCATAACTATTGCTGATGAGCAGCATGTATTTTTTCTTACCTGTTAGCACCAGGTAAAGAATGATCATCATGGTGATGGTGGACTTGGCCAGCTCCCTGCTCCACATAATTACTTCGTACCACTCTTCGTTTTTTATCAGCCGTTGCATGTAGGCTGTTTGAAAGGGTGCAAAGTCGGCATAGCAGAAATTGGGAAAATGATATTTGCACCAGAGGGTAATATCTTTTTCTAAGATGGCAATGCGTTTACGCTGCTGCTCTTCGCTTTCTCCTTCGAAGACAGCGGTTAGTTTGCGGATATTTTCCACATACTCATTCCACTGCTGTATGGCTTGCTTGTCTGATAACTCTGCCATTTAGAAGCGTTTAATTTTTTCTTTGATAAAGCCATCATAGTTGTTCAGGAATTCCAATGCTTTAGCAGGGTCGATAGTTTGCATGTATTTATGGAACTGCATACCGGCTTCCATGAGTACGGATATACTGGTTTCTGTTTCCAGGCTTTTGATGGCGGCCGTGTATTTGATAACCATGTCGGCTTGCTTAGTGTCGCCGATGCCATCTTCTTCTGCTTCAATTTTTGTTTTTAGTTTATCCAGCACATTGTAGAGAAAGCGGAGTATTTCTGCTTTGGTGGTGAGCAATGATTTGCGCATTTGCTCCCAGCAGTATTTCTCTTTCCATCCACTGACGGTTTTTTCAGAGGTACCTACTTTGGCAGCTATTTCTTTTTGCGATAGCTGGTTTTGCATGTACAGCATTTCTGCCCATTCCCTTTTTTGTGTGGCTGATAATTCCTTACTCATGCCAACAAATTTCATAAACAGCTACGCTGTTTTGAGATAAAAAAACCATGATGGTACAGGGTTGTGTACTATGGCAGTACGTTAGTGTGTACTATGCTGAAACCCGCATTTGGCGGGGCTTTGAAAGGATTACATTTTTACGGTGCAATTAGCAGAAAGCACAATGGAAAAAATCTTCATCACTAACAAAATAGATAATACCACGGCAGAAATTCTGCTGTATGGTTATATCTACGATGCCTGTGCTGCTGATTTTATTAAGGAGCTGCGCAGCCTGGAGAAAACATTCGGGCTGATAAAGGTGCGCATTAACAGCGGTGGTGGTGATGTGTTTGATGGCTTCGCCATTTACAATGCCATGAAGCAAAGCCCTGTGGATATACATACTTATGCGGATGGCATTGCCGGAAGCATGGGCAGTATTGTATTGCAGGGTGGTAAGAAAAGATTTGTAAGCAAGGTGGCACAGGTAATGACACATAAGCCCTCGGCTGGTGTGCATGGTAACAGTGATGAGCTGAAAAAGAGTGCTGACCTGCTGGCTTCTGTTGAAAGCATGATGTGTGCTATCTATTCATCCAGCACCGGGCAGAGTACAGAAGATTGCAAAGCAAAATTTCTGAATGGTAAGGATAACTGGTTTGATGCTACCCAGGCACTGGCTGAGGGACTGGCTGATGAGGTATATGATGCCGAGCCGATAGCACTGCCTGCCGCTGCTTCGCATAATGAAGAAGAGACCTGGAAAGGCTACCACAACCTTCGCTTTGCTGCGGTATTTAACAATACACAAAATCAAAATGAAAATATGGAACTGAAATTATCAGCCGCTTCTAAAGTGGCCCTGAATATCGGAGACAATGCTGATCAAACAGCGATTGATGCTGCTATTACTGCTTTGAAGGCTAAGGCCGACCAGGCTGAAATATTAAAGACAGCGAAGGAAGCTGCGGAACAAAAACTGGCTGACCAGGAAAAAGCAGTAAAGGCTGAGAAAGTAACGAACCTTCTGGCTGCTGCTAAAAAAGAGAAAGGTATCAGCGAAGCGGCTGCCACACAGTTTGCTGCTGACTATAAAGAAAACCCGGAAGGACTGGATGCAATATTGAAAACATTGCCGGTGCATAAAACAGTTGTATCGCAATTAAAAACAGGTGGCGATGCTGCTACGGATGAGGCACTGGTGGCAGAGTGGGATAAGCTGGATAAGAGCAAGGGTGGCCTTGAAAGAAAGAAGGCTGAAGACCTGGAAGGGTATAAGGCCATGTTCAAAGCAAAATTTGGTAAGGAGTATACCGGAAAATAATTACCGGGAATATACCCGGCACAATCACGACCCTATTAAAGTAACCATTTAAAAAGTAAATCATAATACTATGGCAATCCAAAAAGAAATATGGCTGAATGACATTGTGGAGCAACTGTTTCCCAATGGCGAATTTGCAGTAAAGAGTGTAGACCATACACCCTTTGTGCTGGACGGTAAAGTAGTGCATGTGCCGAATGCCGGTGCTGCCAGCTCTGTTGTAAGAAACAGGAGCAGCTTTCCTGCCACAGCCGCTGAACGTACTGATACTGACCTGACCTATAACCTGGACAGCTACAGTACCGACCCTATCCGGGTGCGTAATATGGAAGAGTACGAATCTTCCTATAACAAGAGACAGAGTGTGGTGGGCGCAGATACCCGCCAGCTTATCAGCAAGTGTATGACGGGCCTGTTGTATAACTGGGGACCTACCGCCAGCACTACTTATGTGCATCGCACCACAGGTTCTACGGTGGATGCTAACCTTAGCGGTGCCACCGGCAACCGTAAGGCACTGCACAAAAGCGATTTTGATACAGTGAAGATGGCGATGGATGAAAATGATATTGATACCAATAACCGTTTTGCCCTGCTGAATGCCAGGCATTACAATGAGCTTATCGCTTCGTTTGATACGAATGAGCTTACCAACTTCCACCAGCTGGCTGATAAGGCCAACGGGGTGATCGGTAAGTACAATGGCTTCAACATCCTGATGAGAAGTTTTGTGCTTCGCTATCGTGGTGCAGATGATGCAGAAGCGAAGGTGGATGTGCTGGCCAGCGATTACGCAGCAGATGCTAATGACCGTAAGGGAAGCCTGCTGTGGCAGATGGATTGTGTGGCCAGGGCTGATGGCAGTGTGGATATGTTTGAGAACATCCAGGATGCGCTGCATTATGGTGATGTGTACAGCTTTGAGAAAAGGCTGGGTGGCCGCATCATCCGGGCAACTGGTGTGCATGCACTGGTGGATGCTGTGGTGTAAAGATGAATTCTTATAGCCGCTGATTTGATAAACCGGAAAGCCCCGGTTAGAATGCCGGGGCTTCTTTAAACCTACTTAAATACAATTTGAAATGAAAAAGCTATTCGCCTTCTTATCCGTTGTTCTTTTATTCTCTGCTGCAGCTGATGCGCAGGTGTTTAAAGAATATTCTACGAAAACAATTACGGCTGCCGATACAATTACGTTCAGTAACATCCGCAGCAAAGTGGTAAGCCTGCAGGCTACTTACAAGGAAACCAGCGGCACCAGTGCCGGTAAGTTTTATTTGCAGGGCAGTAATGACGGGCTTGCCTGGCAGCATATTGACAGCAGCAAGTCGCTGAGTGATGTGGCTACTTACCAGACAGTGATCATAACCGCAACAGCTACCAGCTATGCAAGCTACCGGCTGATATGCAGTAATACCTCTTCTGCAACGGGGGCACTATATTTTACCATTTTGCGCAGACCTGATGACAGAGTGCCTTTACCTGCACCGATGCCTGAACCGATGCCGATGGCGATGAATAAGTACATACAGGGAAATACTATGAAAGCCTGGCAAACCCGAACTGATATAACGGGGCTGAGGCCATGGCTGAAAAGCCTGGTGTAATAATTACCTGTATTGATCTAACCCCGGTTTATCTATAAAAAAACAAGACCGATGGAAGCACAAAAATTTATGAATCTGAATGGCCTGAAGCAGTGTTGGGAGTGTGATGGTGCTTTTTTTAAGCATGAAGAGAATGCAAAGGCCAGGGCAAAAACAAGTGGTAAAGACATTATACCACATGCAATAAATGCCGGTGTGAAAAATGAAACTTCTGCCGCAAATAATGCAGTAACCGAATAATTAAAAACTATGGCAGTAAAATATTTAGCCGGACGAACCTACTACCTGACCTTCAGCCCGGATGCTGGTACCAGTGTGTACACAGCCGTTTGCCTGATTAAGCAAGGGGTAAGCCGCAGCCGTTCTGTTACGAAAGTAGACTCGCAATGCGAACTGGCAAAGTCTTACGGTATGCCGGACAGAACCATGTCGGTTGAATGTATCAATAACCTTACTCCTGCGGCTCTTGCTGCCGGTGTGGGTGAGGCCAGTCATAAACTTTTTGCCAGCTGGTTTGAAGCGAACACACAGCTTACGATCAAAAGAAAAACGCCGAGTGATGGCAGCGAACAATACATGGAAAGTCTTGGGCGCATTGTAAAGCTTGATGATGTGGCTGATGTGGGCACCAACCAAACCTTCTCTATGGAAATAGAGTTTGAAGGTACGTTTGATGAAACAGCATAATGGCTGCTGCAACTGACCGGCTGATCTTTTAAAACCAACAACATGCAGGAGAATAAAGTAAAGATTGAACTATTACCGGAGGCCGCATTTGTTATAACGCTGGCTGACGGGCAGAAGATAAAAGGCCGTTTCAGCATGTATGCGCTGGACCGGTTTGCCGAAAGAAAGGAACTGGGCAACTACTTTGAAATTATTGCGAAGCTGACGGTGGGCATGAAGCTGAATGAATATGCCGAACTGCTGGTAATAGCTTTTGAAGATTATTACCGCAGAGATTTTGAGCAGTGCTGCGTGGTGATAAATGGCGAATCTCAACGGTGGACGGTGGAGCTGGTGTTTGACCAGGTGCTGGAAAAAATTGGTGGATTGGCCAGCAACACGGCCCGCAGGTTATTTGAACATGCCGTGGGAAGACTTACGGAAGTGGTGGATGACGATGAAAAAAAAAATCCGGGGAAGGGGACGATGAAGAAGACGCCGTAAGGCCACTGAACCGGATAGAGTACCGGAGAAAGTGCATTACAGCAGGCATTACACCGGCAGGGTTTTGGAACTTAGGACTGGAAGATACTTTTTTGCTGATACAAGGATATGATAACCGGGTGAATGCTGAGTGGCAGCAAACCCGGTTTATTAGTTATATGATAGCCTGTACCGTAACTGAGCCGGATAAACGGGAACACATTTTTGATTTTTTACCATTGAAAGGCGACCCTTCTGCTGAGGAACGAATGAAAAAACAGAAAGAACAATATGATAAGCTGATAGAAGAACAGCGGCAGTTTACGCAGATGGTGCGGCAGGAAATGGCTGCTGATAAAAAAAAGTAAATGGGTAACGAAGCGATCATAATACCGATAATAATTGACCCGAAAGCCGGGGTGGCCGGTCTAAAGGCTGTAGGCGACCAGGCTGCTAAAACAAATTCGCAGATGGGCGGCGTTGCCAACAGCACCGGCAAATTTGGTGATGCGATGAAGGGAGCTGCCAGGAATGCACTAACGATGCTGGGGGCTATGAACCTGGCACAAGGGGCTGTAAAAATATTGGTGGAAGGATTGATCGATGCTTTTAAAGGACATGAACGACTGGCCAGTTCTACCAAACTGTTGCATGAAGCACAAACAAAAGCGGTGGCCAGCACTATGGAAGAAGTGGTGCAGCTGCAAACATTGTATGCGGTTGCAAAAGATACTACGCTTAGTTATGGACAACGGCAGGCTGCTATTGATAAACTGAACAAGCAATACCCGGAGCTGCATAAGAATTTATCGATGGAAACCATCGGTAATGATAATGTGGCAAAAAGCATACAGGCGGTTATTAATAACCTGGTAAAAAAGGCGCAGCTGCAAAACATCATCGGCACCATAGCAGAGCTGAGCAATAAGCTGGCGGCTATGCAGGAAGTGTATGATAAGATAGGCAGCAGCCCGATAAAAAGACAAATAGGCCGTGATATTGATGACCTGAAGGACCGGATTACCACACTAACGGATGCGGCGGTGAAACTGCAAGGAACTACGCTTACACCAAAATCTTCAGCATCATTT